ACTAGTATTACAAGAGTTTGGTACTGATTGTATGCGTCATGGGTTTGATGACGGTATTTGGGTTAGTTTAGTAAAGCAAGAACTAGTGAAATATCCTACTAAAGACTTTGTTATTCCTGATGTAAGATTTCCTAATGAAGCAAATATGATTAAAAGTATACATGGTGAAGTATGGCGTGTAAAACGTGGTCAAGATCCTGTATGGATGCGTATGTATCAAGATATAGGTGTTGAGCCTAAAGACGTACATGAAAGCGAATGGCGCTGGGCAAACGTAGATTTTAACAATGTTATATATAACGACTTAGGAATTGAAGAACTTAAAAGTCAGGTAAAAGATCTCCTTGTTTCCAACGAACACCTCGTTTCTGTATAAGACGCTGACAGTTAGCACATACTGTTTTCAAGTTTGACATTGAACAATTATCTAAATTACCATCAATATGGAAAACGTTAAATTGCTCAGGATGTACACTCTTGTAATACTAGTCTTGGTGTGATAGTACGTCCTGTTTCTTTAGTCCAAAACTCGTCTTGTGTTTCTCTCCACTCTCTACTCTCTACAGTATCACCTTCAAGCATTTGTCTATCCCAATTAAATACGGTTGCTACACCATCTTTTAATTTGTCAGCAAAACTTAGTTTTGTAAATCCGTGATTCTCAACTAATATATCTCCTACTGTTCCTTTACCACAGCCTATCAAGCCGCATATTCCTATTATCATAATTTTAGTTCCGATGTACCACCGCCTACAGTTCCCCTAGCAAAGAAATTAAATGCCAAACTGTATCGTGGAGTTGTTGTTTGATTTGGGGTTACTTGGTGTTCTAAATGACTTGGGAATATAACTATGTCTCCGCTCTTAGGACTTATAGTAAATCCTGGAGTATTCCATTGGTTGTGATTTTTAAAACTTACCCTAACTGTATCATGGAATAAGTTATAATATAGATGTGATTTATGAAACACTATATCACCTGCCCCTGGCTCATTTTGAATATAATATACTCCACTTAACATTGCATTACTATGCCAATGTAGTGTGTTTTGTTCATCTTTTGCATGTCTGTTAATCCAACTATTTTGCATCTCAAACTCTACATCATCGTTTACTTGTAATTCATCTTTTACAAAAACGTTACATGCTTCTTGTATTTGTTTTTTTAAGTTTGATAACTTCGGATTATTTAAAATATACTTGTCATCAGTATGATCATGTCCTGCCGCTTCATCTGGATAATCTAAATTTTCAATCCATTTCATTGTAATAGGATCTACAGTACCAATATTTGAATAAAATAAAGGTATAGCAAATAAAGGTGTAGTTTGATATTTCATATATTAATCCTTACTGAATTTGTTCCTAGTTTACCTTTAGGAAAATAATTAAAAGCCAAACTATATCTATCTTGTTTATCATTACTAAGTGCGACCTCATGTTCTAAGTGGCTAGGAAATATTAAACAATCTCCAGTCATAGGTTTTACTGTCCATGCTCCAATAGTATATTGACTCCAATTTTCTTTTGTATTAGGTCGTACATGTTCTGGAAATGTATTAAGATGTTGTCTATTCTTTCTAAATGTAATAGGATTAGAATGGTCTCCTACTTCAGGATAATATACTCCACTAATTAATGAATTAGCATGATTGTGTAATCCTATATCACTACCAGTATTCATCTTATTAATCCAACTTGTAGTAAGTTCGAACTTTGTATCGTCTGTAACATCTAAAACTGTATGAGCAAAATGATTTACTGCACGTTCTATTAGTTCTAGTAAGTTACTTAATTTTGGCTGATTAAGGACATCAAATCCTCGTTCTGACGCTGGTAAATGATCTTCGTTGCCATATTGTGCAACAGAACTATTTGGGCAGTCTAAACGCTTTAGCCATGCAAGTGTTATTGGATCCAGAGGTCCAATATGTGTCTTTAGCAAAGGCGTTGAGAATAAAGGTGTGATATCATAATGCATAGTATAATAATACTATCAATATATCAGTTTGTCAAGTATTTTTTAACCTATTGTGAATCCGTAGCCCATTCCACCGGCTACTTGCTGTGATACATCCATTTCAAGTTTTTCTAGTTCTGCTTGTGCTTCTGCTTTGAGTGCATCACCGTTCAAAGAACTACCACCTTGTGGTCCTGCTATTTGTGCAAACTTACTACGTGCTTCTCCTAGCATAAATTTACAAGTTGCTACAGTATAATCTTTAATCCATTGACTTGCTAGATAGTCTGACAATAATTGTTCATCTGGACGATAATTGTAACAAAGTAGTAACAATGTTTCTTGTGTTCGAGGACGCTGTAACATTGTAAATTCTTTTGTAGTTGTATTCCATTTAAATTCAATATAAGAACCAAACATTCTACCTACTAGTTCTTGGTACTGACTAAACATATCATATGTTGCTAGTCCGCCCATGTTAGAACTTGATAACAAGTAAGTGTTAGTGTATGCCATGTTGAATGGTTCAAATAATGTACCACCATCTCCGCCACCTGATCGTGAACCAATTGAACGTCTGAAAACTCTTCTTACTTCAATTACATTATCTGGCAAAACATAAGTGTTTTGATCTTCAACTGTTGGCATAAACATATATGATTCTTCAACTGAATTATCTGAACGCTGTCTAAATTTTGATAACGCTTTTCCTAATGCAGTTTGATAATGAACTGGATCTAGTTCAACGTCTACCATACCTCCGCCCAATAGTGCGTAAACGTAGTCGTAAACTTCTTGTTTTTTAGTTGCTAGTGTAGCCATATGTAAAGTCTCCACTAGTATTTATCGTTAGATGCCTCGTTCGATAAATATGTGTATGCCAAGACTATCCTTATATAAACCAGAAAAGGGCAACGATTACGCATTTATGGACAAACAAGTCTATGAAATGTTCACTGTAGGCGGAACTGATATATTCGTTCACAAGTATCTAGGCCCTAATAATCCTGATGAAGCAGATGCAACTGCGGATCAGCCTCGCTATAATGCTGTCAAAGAAACTAATATTCAAGACATGTTGTTCCTTGAAAATAGGGATAGAAAATACGATCCAGACATTTATACTATGCGTGGCATCTACAATGTACAAGATATTGATTTTGATATGAGTCAATTCGGCTTATTTCTACAAAACGACACATTGTTTATGACCATACATATTAATAATAGTGTAAAGACACTTGGTAGAAAAATTATGAGTGGTGATGTAATTGAATTACCACATTTGAAAGACGAATATGCGGCGAATGATTTTTCATATGCACTAAAAAGATTTTACGTAGTTGAAGATGTAAACAGAGCCGCAGAAGGTTTTTCACCTACATGGTATCCACATCTATATAGAATTAAATTAAAACAAATTGTTGACTCACAAGAGTTCAAAGAAATATTAGACTTACCTGCACAAGAAGGTTCAACTGATACTTTACGTGATGTATTAAGTACCTATGAAAAAGAAATGAATATCAATAATGCTGTGATTGCACAGGCAGAAGCAGATGCACCTAAATCAGGATACGATATAGGACATTACTATACACTAGCAACTAATGATGATGGTACTGTTGCACTCAAAACAGCAGACGAAACTGATATAGATGCAAGTAACATAGGTGTTCAAGCAGGCGATATTAGTGATCGTCCAGATAGAGCAGGATATCAAGGATACTTACTAGGCTTTGAAGGTAACAATGGTGCACCTTATGGCATGGGAATTAGTTTTCCAACTGCATCAGTAGACGGAGATTATTTTTTGAGAACAGATTATTCACCTAAAAGATTATTTAGGTATGACGGCAATCGTTGGATCAAGTTACAAGACGGTGTAAGAGTAGACTTAACTAATACTGACACACGTAATACACAGAAAACAACATTTATTAATAATCCTGCAACATCACAAATTGGTGGTGAAACAGTTCCTGAAAAACAAAGTCTATCAAAAGCACTTAGACCTAAGGCGGATAACTAATGGAACATTTTTATGACGGCCAAGTAAGGCGCTACGTTACTCAAATGGTAAGACTAATGAGTAACTTTTCTGTCAAAGACGGCAAAGGAAACCTTACTCAGATACCAGTAACCTACGGAGATCTTACACGTCAAGTTGCAAGTATAATTCGTGACAACACAGAAAACAAAATACCTAGTGCGCCACGTATTGCTGTACACGTAACTGGTATGGAAATAGATAGAGAGCGTACAGCAGATGCTAGTTATGTTAGTAAAGTAAACATTAGAGAACGTGCATATGATAGTAACAATAAAGAATATCTAAATTATGAAGGTAAAAATTATACAGTAGAAAGATTAATGCCTACACCATATAAACTTACATTCAATTGTGATATATGGTCTACAAATACAGATATGAAACTTCAAATACTAGAACAAATACTAGTATTGTTTAATCCTAGTTTAGAAGTACAAACAACTGACAACTATATAGACTGGACAAGTTTGACACATGTGATGTTAGATAGTGTTACATGGAGTTCAAGAAGTGTACCTGTTGGAGTTGATTCAGAAATAGACGTTGCAACACTTACGTTTAGTACACCAATCTATATTAGTCCGCCTGTAAAAGTTAAAAGACTTGGTGTTATTACAAATATTATTACAAGTATATTTGACGAAAATACAGGAACATTAGATTTAGGATTAAGTATGCCATCATTAAATGCACATGACGACAGTATTGTACCTGGTGTAGCAGACAAAGACGGACAACGTTCAGTAGAAACTACAGCCGCTAAACATGTAGTAGGTACAAATTATCAAGATTTTGGCGTGTATATCTCAGGTAATTTAGCACAAATTGAAAGTCGTGGTTTAGTAGGTTCAACTAATTGGAGACAAATACTAGATTCACACCCTGTTCAATATCAGGATGATATAAGTAGAATATTCTTTACAAAACTAAACGAAGTTACACACGAAGTAACTGGTACAATAAGCATTAACTCATTAGACGAAACACAACTTATAATAAATTGGGACACTGATACGTTCCCAAGTAATACTATAATACAAGGTCCTGTTAGAAATAACAATCAATGGACAACTATTGATTATATTATTGATCCACAAAAAACTGTTCCAACTAATATAATGAAGGGACTAGGTGGTAGAATATTATTATTAAATGATATTGGAGATGCTAATAACGCAGACGGTCCAGATGCTTGGCGTGGAGCGTCGGGTGATTTAGTTGCTAAACGCAATGATATTGTTGAATGGGACGGTAATAGTTGGGTAATTGTATTTGATGCATCAACTGTAACCGAAGTAACATATACAACTAATTTAAATACAGGCGTTCAATATCGCTGGGATGGCGAAGAATGGCTCTTAAGTATTGAGGGATTATATCCAGGAGGGACCTGGCGAATCGCTCTCAACGGCTAATTATTTTTATGAACAAGATAATTTGCAGTGGAACTCTGTTCTACAGTCTAAAAACACAACGCTTTTTACTATTACATCGTGCTAAAGGCAAGACCAAAAATCTCTGGGGATTAGTTGGTGGCACCGGGGAAGGTAAAGAAACTCCTTGGGAAGTTCTTAAACGTGAAATAACAGAAGAGGTTGGCTTTGAACCTAAAATTGAAAAAACTATTCCTCTTGAAACTTTTATATCAACCGATCATCAGTTTCAGTTTCATACATATCTTTGTGCAGTAAAAGAAGAATTTATTCCTATACTAAACGATGAGCATCACGGGTATGCTTGGGTTAATAGTGGTAGTTGGCCAAAACCTTTACACCACGGATTACGCAATACACTACAAAGTAAAATTAATCAAAGTAAACTTGAAACTGTAACAAAAGTTTTAAATTTACTTGACAAAGAGTAGATAGTAAGTTATTATATAGTATGAAAGTCTTAGTTATTGGTGATATAATATTAGACAAATATATTTACGGCACTAGTACACGTATTAGTCCGGAAGCACCTGTGCCGGTAGTAACACACAAAGAAGAAAAAACTACAATGGGTGGAGCGGCATTAGTTTACGATAATTTAAAAAGTTTAGGTGTAGATGTAGAAATGTATGACACACTAGAAGACCATAGTGTCAAAACTAGAATTATTTGTGATGGACATTACATAACACGTATTGATGAAGATAAAGATGCAAACTCAAATGCTGTGCTAGAAAGAATAAAACAATCAGATTTCAGACCATATGATATTGTTGTTCTAAGTGATTACGATAAAGGCACATTAGACAATGCTAAACAAATTATAAAACATATTAATAAATTTAATTGTAAAGTAATCGTAGATCCAAAACGTTACGCACATGACTATGAAGGTGCTTGGTTAGTTAAACCTAACAAT